GGAGATTTAATTCAATTTACAGATATTAACAATAACGTTATTCGTAATATTGTTCAATCAGTAACCGACCCAGAAGGAATTACCAAATCAAGAATTTATTTTGATTATGCTCTTCCTGAAGATATTATCAATGCCACTATTATTAGACTCAGACCAAATATTGAAAATACTAATAGTTCAACTTTAGTATTCCCAACTGGGTCAAAGCAAGTTGGATCTTTAATTAAAGATACAAGTGACACAAAATTCAAGTATTATGTTAGAAAAGATTTTATTACCGATCTTTCGTCTAGCGGAGGAAATATAACATTCACCGCTCAATTGCCAGTAGGCACACAAAGATTTGTTAATTTCAACGAGAATAGTTATGTAGTTACTGTTTTAGATAAGGGATCTTCAACTGCTGTCAATAATGGAGATATTGTTTATATTTCTCCAGAAAATGTTACCATTATTCAATCTGAAATTACTTCAAATCAAATTTCTGCTGGTGCTTTTGTAATTAATTTACCGACTAATTATTTTGGTTCAATCCCGCTGGGAGGAACTTTCCCCAAGTTAAAACTCACTGCTACTATCGAAATAGATAAAGCAAGACCAAGATTAAAGACATCAATTAAAAATAAGAGAATTGTAATTATTTCTAGTGGTGATAGAGTTATCCCACTAAGAGGACAGGATTATGATGGCGAAACTATCGAGACGTTCTCATATTCTGATGCTTATAGATTAAGATATATTTACGAAGGAACTACAACTAATCCCCCTAAAGTTGATGCCAACGGCAATCTTGTTAGTGGAACTGACATCACGTATAAATTCACATTTGATAATGGTCAAAGAGATACTTTCTACGATGTATCAAGAATTGTATTGAAGCCTGGATTTGATCCTCCAAACGGTCAACTTGTAGTAGCGTTTGATTATTTTGAACATTCTCAAGGTGATTTTTCTACCGTAGATTCTTACTTACACGAAGCTGGTGTTTCTGTAGACGAGATTCCTTTATTTAATTCTTCTGTTAACGGAGTAATTTCACTAAAAGATGCTATAGATTTTAGACCTAAAGTTGACAGCGAAACAACAATTACAGGTTTCCAAGATATTTCAATTTTATCAAATCCTGCTGGAAGAGATTATATTAATTTTGTTGGTGCTGGTGGAGTTACTTCTCTATCCCCTGCTTCGGATAGTAATTTAGAGTACACAGTTTCTTTTACAGAAACCCAGTATCTCGATAGAATTGATGGAGTATTTTTAACTAAAAAAGGAGATTTTGTAGTTAAAGAAGGTAACTCATCACAAAATCCATCTAGACCAGATCCAGTAGATGATGCTATAGCTTTATGTTATTTACATATTCCAGCCTATACTAATAATAGTAAAGACGTAAGAATTATTTCTGTAAATAATAAGCGTTACACAATGAAAGATATTGGTAAGCTTGAGAAGAGAATAGAGCGTTTAGAATACTATACAACGTTAAGTATTCTTGAGCAGCAAGCATTAAATATGCAAATTAAAGATGAAATTGGTTTTGATCGATTTAAGAGTGGTTTTATTGTTGATAATTTTGAAGCCCACAAAATCGGTAATTTAAATTCTTTAGATTATAAGTGTTCTATCGATTCCCAACAATCTGTATTACGTCCACAAACTAAAGAAGATTGTTTCAATTTGGTTGAAGTTAATACTAGAGATGACCAAAGAAGTGTTTCTGGTTATGTAAACAACAATGGTGTTGTCACCCTCCCATACAAGAGTTTGAAGTTTTTAGGTAATGACAACGCAACAAAAACTTTAAATCCAAATCCTTTTGTAGTAATTCAATATGTTGGAGATGGATCTTTAACTCCTTCTATAGATCAATGGTATGACACTACAGTAGCTCCTTTAGTTAATGACACAAACACAAAATTAAACAGCATATTCTTAGCCAAAGATTCTGTAAAAGAATCCTTTGCTAGTATTCATAATTCATTTATTGTAAATTGGACTGGTACTAATAAGGCGTTTTATAATATAGAATCCCTCGCCAATATTAACAGTGAAGATACTCAATCTTCAGTAACTAGTGCTTCTGTAGCAAGTTCTTCTAACGTAAGTCCACAAAACAATGAACTAGGTAAAGGAGTAAATTCAAAAACAGTTAATGATTTAAATGTTTCAACTGAATTACAGTTCTTTGCTCGTTCAATTCCAGTAAAATTTGTTGTTGGGAGATTGAAGCCCAATACTAGAATTTACATCTTTATGGAAGGTAGAGATGTAGGTAAATGGACGATTCCTGATACTAGATTTACTGGAGTTCCTGGTAACTCACTATCTACTTTTAATTCTCCTCTAGTCACTGATCTAAACGGAAATTTGAGTGGTATTATTTTAGTGCCAGCAGGAAAGTCTCCTGTTGAAAATAGCAGATGGACAGGTAATCCAGATACAGTTTCATATGACGAAAATTCTGAAGAAGTCAGATTTACATCTGGATATAAAACCATAAGATTTACTTCAAGTTCTTCAAATGAAATTAAGGAAAATGTAGAATCATATGCCGAAGTTAAATTCTATTCTTCTGGAGTAATTCCACAAAATCCACCATCTATTGTATCCACCGACTCTGCTACATTTAAAGCAAATGAAGGAGTTCAATTAGTAAACAGCAATACTGATATTGAAATTAAACCAAATCCATTAGCACAAACATTCAAAATTGAAAACTATGCTGGTGGTGTATTCACCACTGGAGTTGATTTGTTCTTCGCTAAGAAGAGTTCTTCCATTCCAGTCAAAGCTTATTTGACTAATGTTGATGTAGGAAAACCAGGAAAATATATTGTTCCTGGAACAGAGTGTACATTAAGACCAGAAACTTTATTGAAAATTTATGTTACTGGGGATACAGAAACTATAACCATAGATAAATCTGAATTTGTCACTGGCAAAAATTCAAATGCTAGCGGACCTATTTTAAAAGTTTTTGATAAGAACAATATTCAAATTGGTGACGAAACTTCTGTCAGATTTGATTTGAATAAAGAGCAAGTATATACTTTAGTATTAGAAAATCACAATGGTATTTCCTTTGTTCAAAATGAACAGTTGGTAATTTCTTCAGTTACTCAATATAACGCTAGAAATAATACAAACGTCAATATTTTTATTGCCAAAAATTCTGGTAAAGTCGTTGATTTGAAAGTAACTAATGTTGGAGAAAATTATACTAGTGCTACTGTTATTGTGGAAAGTCCACAACTTCCTGGTGGTAGCACGGCAACAGGTACAGTAGATGTATCTGACGGCAAAATTTACAACACCACTATATCATTAAGCGGCAGAGGTTACACAGAAGCACCCTCTGTGGTCATCAGGGGTGTTGGAACTGGGTCGGGTGGGGCAATCATCGAATCCGTCATTGAGATCGATTCTCCTGCCGTTTCGATGGGAGTAGCCATTGATAGAGATGGCATAACACCTTCTACTGTTCCAACTAGATTCAACTTCAAACATCCTGTTTATCTACAAAATAATACTGAATATGCTTTAACTATCGAAACTGATTCCATAGAATATGAACTATGGGCTTCTAAGTTAGGAGAAACTGAAATTTCAACTAGCAATATTGTTTCTTCACAACCTTTACTTGGATCAGTTTACAAATCACAAAATACAGATAATTGGACTGAAGATTTATTTGAAGATATCAAATTCAATCTTTACAAAGCAGAATTTGATATTTCAAAAAATGCTGAGCTATTAGCAACCAACGAAAATCTTGGTTATGAATTATTAGATGTTTCTCCATTTGAAACTAGTGTTAGATCTGCTACAAATGCTACCTCTTCGCTGTTCAAAAATAACAACTCCATTATTAAAGTTTCTCATAGAGATCACGGTTTTGAAGATAAAGGCAATTCCTACGTCTTCTTTAAAAATAGTGAAGATGTTGGTGGTATTTCATCAGTAAGTTTGAATAGCAAATTGTTTAAAATTACTAATGGTGGTATTGATACTTACAATATCATTGGCCCCAATAGAGCTGGAGCTAGTATTCTAGGAGGAGGCAGCAAAGTTCTTGCTTCTTATAATAGAAAATTTGAAAAATTATATGCTCAGGTAGCATTCTTAAAATTAGATGGTACTAACGTAGATTCTTTTGTTAAAACAACAAACGCTGTTCCAGTTGATTCAAATACAACCAATTACCTATCATATTCACAAACAGATTTTGAAAAAACATTTATTAATGAAGAACAGTTTTTCACTAATCAAAAAGTTATTTCTTCTCGTATTAATGAAACTTTAAATCAATTAGATAGATCGTTAACTTACAAATTTGTTCTTTCTTCATCAAATTCTAATCTTTCTCCTGTAATTGATCTCAGAACTTCGTCAGTTAAAACCCAATCATCGAGAGTAGAAAATTCAACTGGATATGAAAATAGATATGGCAAACGAGATCAAATATTGAGATTCTCTCCGCTATACAATTTAACTCTAAATGTAGTAGGTACATCTGGTCAAATATCACAAAACCAAACTTTAGTTGGAGCAACGTCTAAAGCCGAAGGAACAATTGTTCAAATTACAGATAGTGTTGCTTTGATTAGATTGAAAACAAAAACTTCGTTCATACAAAATGAAGCAGCTACATTAATTTCTTCCGATGGCACCATAATTGATACTATTAGTATTAATATTTCTTCTATTTCTGAACTATCATTTAATTTCAGCGAAAATTCTAATGTACTTGCTTACTATCCTCAGAATGTAACCATAGAATATGCTAACAAAATTAATGGTAGAGTAATCGTCTGGGATTCAAAAGATAAAGAAATGATTATTGAAAATTCTTATGCTCCTATCAATAATGATTACACAAGTAAAATTACTAAAGATAGTGTTTTTGTAAGACAAGAAACACAAGCAAGTCAATCCCCTGATATTTTTAGAGTTGGCGATATTTTAAAATCTTCTGATGGTAGATATGTAGAAGTTGCTTCTATGGAGTTTACCACTGGGGTAGATTACGTAAAAGAAACTGATGCTAAAAATAGTTCTGCCGTTGCCAAATATGTAACAAAAGAAGTTTCAATTAATTCTGCTGGATCTTCTATTGATGTTAGATTAACTATTAATCTAAAAAATACAGAAAACGTTAAGGTACTATACAAAATTAAAGAGACATCATCACAATCTAATTTTGATGATATTAATTGGAACTACTTTAATGTAGATGGTAATCCAGATAATGATGATTTAGCTACAGCATCAAATTCAATTTCTGGTCAATTTGAAAAACAATCATATTATCAAGAATTTAAATATAGTGCTCCTAATTTACCAGAGTTTACATCATTTGCTATCAAAATTGTTATGAAGACAGATGACCCAGCTTATGTTCCAAAGATTCAAGATCTTCGTGCTGTTGCTTCATACTAATGAATAATCGTTATTTGAAGGTTGAAGGTCACGAAAATTTGTTTAGAGACGCTTCGACGGGGGCTATTGTCAATACAGACAAACCAGCCCCCAGAAATTTTTCCAAACAATTTAGTACTGCTATTGATGACATAAATACTTTGAAGGAAGAAATATCTGAAATCAAACAGCTTCTCAGAGAGATAGTAAGAAATGGCAGTTCTTAGATCCGTTGCTAAAACAGACACCTTTGAAGTTCAAAGGCAAAAAATCAACCAAATTGCTCAAGATGTCT